ATGCCTTCTTTCATAGAAATCTTAGTCTTTTCCATTTTACGAAGTTTTTTGTAGTAATCAGGTCTTTCAGATATATGGTCTCTAGCAATTTCTCTTGCATTCTTCATGTCTTTGTCATGTTCGTGTTCAATCTTAGCACCATCATCAATAAGACTATTAACTTTGTTAATGTCTAATTTCCATTTCTTTGCAATGTCTGATGCTGTTAATGTTTTAACACTCTTAAGTGACAATGATCTGATCCTTATTTATACTGGCAATAGTTTGCCGTTTTCATTAATATGTGTAACAACATTACCATCATCTGCATACTTGCCGCCGCCAACATATGTCAGACGCAAATCTCTTGCTTGTTCTGCTACTGTCTTTTTCTTTGCAGGAGCGGATGATTTCTTTGATTGAATCTGTGCAAGTTTGATCTTTTTATCCATCATCTTGGACTCATGATCTTGTCCTGTTTTTTCAGATTTACTTGGTCCAGAATCTGGTCCAGTAATCTTTTCAACTTCTTTATTCACTTCGGCCTGAGCAATCTGTGATTGTGCATTAAATGCAATTTGATTTTGCATATCTTGTTGCTGTTGTGCTTGTTGATCAATGGCCATCTGCTGTTGCTGTTGTGCTTGCTGCTGTGCCATGATAGCATTATCTTGCTCCATTTGAGCATTCATTTCTTCAATGTCTTCGTCAGATTGCTGCAATAGATTTTTACGAACCCAAAGAGCAGAGTAATACTTACCAACAAAAGGATCAATCTTTTGTAGTGTATCAAGTCTAAGATTTAGTAGTTCTGCCTCTTTGATTTCGTCAAAGTTATTGTCTTTCTTGAAATCATACCAAATGTCTTCTTTGATTTCTTTCCATTCTTCTTCGGTACATATATTTTTAAGAACTAACTGAACACGAAGAAGATCGTCAAATAGTGTGGAAAACTTGTTACGAAGTCTCATAACAAACTTCATAAACTTAAGTTCATCTCTTGTGATTTCTGTGGTACGACCTAATGAGAAACCTTGATTTTGTTCTAGACGAGAAATTGGAACACCAAGTGCTTTGTATAGTTTTGTTTGGAAATATTTAACATCTTCCAGTTCACCAAGATTTCTTGCACCTTCTAGTGTGCTAATCTCGGTACCTTTAGAACCTTCACGACGAGGTAACCAAAAGTCTTCTAGCATTGATAGATGCTTGCGGTCGTCTTTGATTTCACCTGTAGATGAGTCATAAACCAACTTGTTACGATACTTGACCATGATATCACGGACATATTGTTCTGCTTTGACTGTTGGCATATTACCAACGTCAATATAGAAAACTCTACGCTCGGGAGCACGACTTAGACGATAGATAACAGTTGCGTCCTCGACCATGCGTAGATTGTTAAACGGTTTAATTGCTTTGTGTAGATAAGAAAGCACCATAGTCTGCTTTGGATCCATAAGACCAGAATTGACGTTGACAATAGAATCAACAGCGATCTTGGAACCTAGATTAGTACCTGCACCAATCATACCTTTTTCATTATAAAGATAATATTCAATTTGCTTTTTGATTAGTTCGATGCCTGTAGCAGGATCACGCATCTTTTGGATTTCACGAATTTTACGAATGCGTCTTGGATCGATGTAACGTATTTCTTGAATACCAAACTCGGGTGTTGCTTCGTCTATGACAAGATGATAAAACAATCTACCATCGATATACCAACGACGAAAGATTTCATGTCCCATGTTACCAAAGTTAAGCATCTTTAAAATATGATTAAATTCATCCTCAATAAGTTTTTTAACTCTTGAAGGAACTTTAACATCATCCATGTTAATCTGAACAATTTCGCCACCGTCTTCGTGAACGATTGCTTCATTGACAATTTCATCTAATGCTGTTTCAGTTTCAGGTTGTATAGCAAGTTCTCTATACTTTGTAATAAGTTGAGTTTCATTTCTAAACGTACCGTCTAGATCAACATATGTTCCATAGTAACCAGCACCAGCAACAGTAACCGCTCCGTCCTCGTTTTGAGGCAGAGCAAAAGTTTTAGCCTGAGGTGTATCAGGTCCAATCTTAGCAATAGTTTGTTGCTTTTCAGGTGAACCTAGTTCAAAACCAAATAATTTCAACTTTATATCCTTTTATATAATGGTCGGGGATTGACCCCGACCATATCTTATTATTTAGAAGGTCTGAATTAGAGAAGCAGATGAAGAAGCATCCGTAGTTTCTACAGACTCCCACCACTGGTAGGCGAATGTAATAGCAAACTCTTCAATGTTATCAGCACCCCAATCAAGGTCGATAGCAGAAACGTCAGTTGGAAAACAACCGACTAGTTTATAAACCTTGATAACATCACCAGCTTTACCATACTGAGTGACATAAGCGTCTTGCTGATAACCACCATCACCGGATAGCAACGCAGGTGTGCGTAGATTGCTAACGTGTGAATTGATACCAGACATCCATCTTTCGAATGCATTTCTTAGATTAAAGTCTTCGTCGTTAATAACTGTGAAAGACCAATCTGTGAATGATCTATTGCCTGCTACCTTAATCTCACGACCAAAGTAGTTTAGACCGATAGAGGAGATGGAATCACCTGGTAGTGATGTTGATCTTGCTCTAAATGTAACCTGCTGTTGGGCAGTACCGAAGGCACCTGGGGCGGTGCCTCCAGTTGCTACCACAACTGGGAATGTTAGCTGAACATCGAACAGACTTGCACGAGCGCCGTCTGATACTAATGATGCTCTAAATTCTTGAACGTTAAAAGGCATTTTTAGTTTTCTCCTTTGCTATTATTTATTAGAACTTACCGATAACTTCGGAGAAAGCAACACCCGTTCTAACTGCAATAAAGTTAAGATGGATGAAGTTAATGCTTCTTGCTGGCTTGATATAAATGTCTCCGATGAACTCATTTCTATCAATAACCTCTGGTGTATTGTTTGTTTCGTCGCAAACAACACGGAAGTCGTAGATACCACGACGACCCTTTACGTCTCTTAGGTATGGCTCTACTAGTGCAACGAACTGCGCTCTGGTGAACTCATCGTTGAACTCGAATAGAGAATACTTTGATGCCTTGGTAATTGCCTTTTCAAGAACAATGAATAGACGACGAACGTTGATGCGATCAAATGCTGATGGCTTAGTAAGCATTGTCTTATCACCGTATAGAACAACACCTTCACCCTTGAACTGAACAACTGGATTGACACCATTCTTATAAAGAGTGTCACGATCATCCTTACCAGGATTCCAAGCAAGACGAGTAACATTCTTGATGTGACCACGATTGAAACCTGCTGGTGAGAACCATGGATCTCTTTCAAAGTCTGTTCTGGCGCATAGACCAGCAATGTCACCGTTTAGTGGAATCCAACGATAAACATTGTTATACTTGTCGAACTGCTTCTTCCAGTTAGAGTCCATAACAGCAAATGATGTTGAATTGAAATCATTTCTCTTTGCAACAATATCTGTTGCTTCTGAACCTGCGTTATCAACAACATCTTCCATGTCTGGTGAAATGAATACAACGCAGTCACGACGACCAGTATCTGGTGCTCCTGTTGTACCACCAGCAATGTTCTCAACAACATATTCTGCTACAGTCTGAGAATGACCACCAGTCATGATTAGTGAAATATCCCAGGTTTCAGAATCTTTGAATAGATCATAACCTAGTTCAATTTGAGCAGTTGTAGCCATTGTAGTACCAAGTGTACCATTTGCCAATGTGCTTGTATAAGACACATTACCCTGAGCAAATGAAATACCTTCTGCCAGACTTCCCCAAGTTGAAGTATCTGCTGCAAATGTAGAAACATTTAATGCTGGATTCAATGGATAGATAAATTCAGAACGATCATTAAGAACATTTACCCAGTAATTTGAAGAACCATCATCATTCTTAGCGTCTCTTGCCTTAGAAACATAAGAGAACTTTTCTAGAATTGTATTTGCAACGCCAGCAAACTTACCTTGTGTATCAACAACAATAACGTGCATTTCGTCGTTGGCGCCACCACGGGCACTAACGTATGCAGATGTTCCAGGAACTCGGTCAAACTCTTCTCCATATTCCCATGCATTAAATGCTGCCGGATTATTTGAACCTGCAAATACAGAAACTTTTAGACCATTACCCAAATCGCCTGCATAACGAGCGGCAAACATACCATGTTGACCTGGTGCTGATAAGTCTAGATAATCGTTTTCATATTGATCTCTATTCTTAATTAGAATAGCGGTATTACCTGAAGTTGAATTTAGTGCGGATGTTGTATTAGCAACACGAACTAGTTTTAGTGCCTCTGCGTATCCTAGAAAGTTTGCTGCTGTGAACCATGATGTGAAGTTATTTGCATCTGGCTTGTGGAACCAACGAACTAGTTCTAATTCGTTGCCAATAGATACAACTTCTTCAATAGGACCCCACGCAAAATCTCCGACAAATGCACCTTCTGTAGTAGAAACGGAGGGAACAATGGTCGTAAGATCAATTTCGGACCATGTTACTCCTGGTGATAAAGCATATGCCATCTTTTACTCCTTTTTAAGGTTAGAATGGTTTAATCCATCTTTACCTTATTTATTGTTTTCGATGTTTTGAGAACTTATAGTCTACTATCCCACTTATAATTTAGATCATCAAAAGGATATAACTGTTCTCTTTCACGACGCCATATATCACCACTTGCATCTTGTTCCACAACATCATCTAAACCGTTGTCAATGAATCCAAATGGCACGTTTTCTACATCTTGAAGATATGATAGTTCTTTCTGGAGAACATATCGGATATCATTTGAAACTGTTTCTTTAAATAATTTCTGTGCTGTTAACCATCCAAAATGTACCAAAGTCATTGCTAAGTCGTCATTAGCACCTTCTTCGGCCATGAATGTTTTTTTGTTTGCAGAAAATGAAAACAACTCTGTGATTGTATCTTCATCATTAAGTATTAGTTTATCATTCTCAACAAGTGTTTTAAGATTGGCACATCCAATCATTTTAGACTGTATTCATAATGTAGAATGTCTGCGACCTGTAGACCAATAGAATTAATTTCAATTAGGACAAATGCTTCATTGTATTGTCTTGCCGCAGAATAGATTACAGCAGGCAAAAGCATAGGACTAATCTCGTTATTACGATATTTAGCAACCTGTTTATATGGAATTTGAGTTACATCGAAAATGGAAAATGATGAATAATCGAGTCCTTGACCTTCAGAAACATCGGCACACAAAACATATGTATGCTTGTGAATAGGTTCTTCAAATATGTCCAGATGCTCTATTTTACGAATAGGTTCTTTCCAATGTAATGTTGCTAGTTTAGAACCACTAATTAGTGTATTAGTTGATCCTAAGAACTCACACTCAAACTCTTGATCGAACTGTCTTTGACTGGTGTTACGAATAGTTTCTTCTTTCCATGCCAAGTCTCTACCAGGTACCATCGACCAATGAATTTCAATAGGCACATAGGTGCTAGTCTTTTCAATTGCTTTGGTCCACATCTTATAGAATAGATTCATTCCGTTTGGTGTAGAAACGATAACAACCTTAGACGTTTTACCAGATGAAATTGTAGGATATGTTGAATTGAAAAACTCTTCGGCGATATTGTTAGGCACGAATGCAAACTCGTCCAGAAAGATTAGGTTGAACGAGAAACCACGAACAGATGAACCTGATGTGGAATCTGCTAGAACTCTTGAACCATTAGCAAGATAGATAGAACCTTTGTTCCATTCTTTGATGCCTTGCTTGAGAAACATAGGCAAATACTCGAATGCTAGTTTTAGTTTACCCAATAGTTCTCTTGCCGTTGGAGCACGGTTAGCAAGAATAGCAACCACAAAGTTTTCATTGAACAATATTTGATGCAGAATATATGCAACACTGGTTGTTGATTTACCAACCTGACGAGGTAGTTTGCAGATAGAGAAACGATTCTCATGAAATGTGGACATCATTCTTTCTTGAAAGTCCCACATTCTAAATGGAATCAAACCTTCATCAACGTTGATAATCTTGATATATTTTTTGGCAAAGTAAACAGGATCGTCAGCACACTTGATATATTCATCCAGTTCAATCTGAGTGAATGAATGCCTATACTGCTCGTTAGGTAGATTGGGGTTATTCTGATAACTAAACGGTGTTCTGGCCATTGTCTTCTTTTTGTTTCTTTAATGCAGACAATAATTCTGCTGCCGATCCAACAAATACCGCTTGTTCAACATTAATTGATTCTGCACTCTTTTTACGAGGATCAGAAGCAGGATCTGGTTCTCTTAAATCTTTTTTCTGTTTTTGTAAGGCGTATAGGTCTTTCGACGTTTCGCCAATAGTTTTGATGAGATTAGAAACAACCTCAAAACCTCTTGCGCTTTCGTTTTGTTTAGCGATTGTGACGATTTCATCTAGTGCGTCGTTACCTTTCGTTATAAGATTACGTAGTGTGTGTCTAACTAATCTATAATCTTCATCTTCGTCCGGTAGTTCTAAAACTTCTGGCGGATCATACTCTACCAATTCTTCTTTTTTAATCACCACAGGTTCATGTGCGATACCTAAAGCATCCGACAAGTTTTTTTCAACACCCATATCATAACTCCGTTTCAGGCCACTCTGTCACATCAACTGTATATCCGTAGTCATCATCTGGTTCTGCCGTTACAGGATCAGGAGTAATCTTAATTTCAGCCAGTTTCATTGGATTAACTTCAAATGAACTAATAGTTGCCGCTCCATTTGTAGAGACCGCATGAATAGCACTATTAACAGTAAACTGGCCTTGCGTAGCACCTAATGTTAATTTGTATGTATTTGGATTATAATTTACAACAACTCCATATGCTGTAGCAGTTTTATACGAATCGCCTTGATAAACTAGGTCTTCTGACTTAAAGATACCATTAGCAGAAGAAAGATTCATTCTAGTTATATATCCGGACTGCAAAGTAGGATCGTTGTAGATATTTGTATATACTGTGCGAATGATCTTTGGATAAGAGATTGGACCATAGTAATATGTTTTCATGGTAAAGTTTAGTGTCCAATAAACATATCTTACAGAGTCGTAATCACCTTCATATTCAATCTGATTTGAAACACTGTTCAAAATGATTGGTATGTCTTTAAGCATACCTAGATCAGGAATCATGTTGGTTGTAACAGTAAAGTCTGGATTAAAGAATGGCAAAATCTGTTCAACAATATGTGTTCCGTCATCTATGTTTCTTGCATAGATGTTTAATGAAAATGTTATATCATATGGAACACCCATATAAGAAGATGTAACATGGGTTGTGGTGTTTGACTTTGCTGCCTTAAGTAATGAGTTTTGTTTTCTCTGTGAATCATATGAAATGCCTGTAATCTCAAAACTCATTCTAGGAAGAATGCTACCGAGTTGTCTTAGCAAATCTGGATCGGATAGTATTCTTGTAACCATCTTCTCTTTTGGTGCATATACGATAGGCACACGAAATCGACTGACCTCTTTGGAAGTCTGATCATTTTTTCTAACAATTATAACATCATCAAACATTCTACCAAATAGAACTACTGCTTTTCTGGTAAGTTGATGATAGTAATGTGGATTATTGAGCATTATGGTGCACCGAATACGTTAACTTCCGATAGATCGAGAATCAAGTCTGCACCTGTATCTAAATCTTTATTATCAAATATATCATAGATTACATAGTCTGTCATATCGTCTTTAGATGCCATTCTATATATGGCATTAGTTGAATTGGCATATACGTTGGCATTTGCTGTGAACGATCCAGTTACATCATATATGAATAGTGCGCCGTTTGCTTTGAACCAGTCTTTTACTGTGGCATGTGCTGTAGAATTAGCAAATGTTCCGTCTGGACTTTGAAACACTACATCTTCTTCGTAAATCAGTCCTGTTCCATTTGTATTCAGAACAAGTTTTTCTGTGTAAGCATTTTCAGCAGCAACTTCTAAATCTGGAGTATGTTGGAATATACTTAGCAAAAGCACGGCGAGAAACTATGAAATTTGATGTGTCTCTAATCTCTAGACCAAACTTGGAGAAGAAGTCGGACTGACCCTCAAATCCTTCAACGTTGGCAAGATATAGTTCAACCATATATGCTTTGTTGAATTTAGATTTGCTATACTCACCAAATACCATATCGCCATTATCAAACGACTCTCTTGGTATATAATAACAGTTATGACCCATGATTTGTATAGACTCATTGATTAAGTCTTCCAAAAGCATGGACTCATTATTAAATCTATTTTGTCCTGGAAACTGATTGAAGTATCTATTGACTGCCATTATGATACCTGATCAGGATATAAATACTTAAACGATCCGTCTGGTTGATAGACACGCTTTCTTCCGATCTTAGATTGAGAAACTTTCTTTCTATTTTCTTCATTAGACATTGCGTTTCTTTCGCCTATTCCTTTACCTTTACGACTCTTGCTTACATTTTTACGGTGTTCTTCTGACTGTGGACCATATGGTTCTCTTGGTCCTTTCATCTTTTGTTTAGTTTCATCACTTAATTTCCAACCTTTAGGTGGAACCCAATCTTCAGGACGTTTTTTGCACTTCTCAATCCACTCTTGTTTTTCATCTTCTAATAAGTTATCCCACCAAGACTTCATACCATTTTTAGTTGCGTCTGACGTTTTCTTTCTATTATCGATGTCACTATAATATTTTTTCAAACTTTCCGACATTTTTTCTTTTGTTTTGTCTGATATGATCCTATTCTTATTCCATTCAATAACGGCAAGTATTCTTGCTTCTGCATTGTCAATCTGATTTGATAAACTCAACCAAGCAATCTTATCATATTCGTTTCCATGTTCTTCCCACAACTTTCTATGAGCCTCTGCATGTTCTTCTACTGTCAATTCAATTAAATTTGATGGATCATCTGATCCACCCATATGTTTTGGTATAATGTGATGTTTATGTAATACAGTCATATCATAACCTCTTATCTGATATAACTATATAGTAAAACTTACTACC